TGGATTTAATCTTAGAATCTAAAAAGGATAACTTTGCTGCTAAAGATAACGTCAGGTTGCCTTACGACAGAGACGAGGAAACCGGCGAGATCACCTTCAAGCTGCAATCTAAGTATCAACCCAAGTGCGTCGATAGCTCTGGGTCTCCAATCCCAGAACACAAAGTACCACTGATGTTTGGTGGCTCTGAGTTAAAGGCGAAGGGCATGTTAGATCCATACTCCGGTAACTCCAAAGGCATTAGTATGCGACTGTCAGCTGTCCAGGTGATTAACCCTGTAGCTGGTGAAGGTGGGGACGCTAGTTTCGACGCTGTCGATGGTGGCTACACACACAACCAAGGAAGTACCAATGGCTCGAAAGAGGAAGACGACGAAGACTACGACTTCTAGGTCGGTAGGCTATCGCCTAGGTTTTCGGTCGGGCCTCGAGGATCGAGTATCCCAACAGATTACCCAAGCTGGCATCGAGCTGCTCTACGAGACCGACAAGGTTGGCTACGTAGTACCATCTCGTAACGCCAAATATACACCAGACTTTAAGCTGCCTAAACCAGGTGGCTTTTTTTACGTCGAGACCAAGGGAATTTGGACTGTCCAGGACAGAGCCAAGCACTTGCTTATACAAAAGCAACACCCTGATCTCGACATCCGTTTTGTCTTCTCAAATCAGAACGCGAAGTTGTATAAAGGATCTCCCACCTCGTACTCTTTGTACTGTGAGAAGCAAAACTTTCGGTATGCCCACAAGGTTATACCGGAAGCTTGGCTTGAAGAAGCCAGGAGAGCAACTGGGGAGACTTAGGTCTCCCCTTTTTTACACAATCAGGGACGCACAAAATGTTAATAGAACGAAAACACCCATTCAGTGGGGTTGTTAGTATTAAAGAAATACCTGTCACCCAAGAGCAGCTTAATGCCTGGAAAAGTGGCACACTTATTCAAGATGCAATGCCCACCCTTACAGCCTCAGAACGAGAGTTCATAAAGACTGGTTTAGTCGATGAGGACTTTGGTTGATGGTGGCTGATGTTCAAATACTAGAAAGTGAATTTGTTACTCACATACCTTGCGAGATCTGTGGGTCTAAAGACAATGCTGCCATATATACAGACGGGCATACTTATTGCTTTGGCTGCGCTAGCTACGGTCAGGAAGAGGGTGGCACTGCTGTCAGGACAGCCACACTAAACACAAAGTTAATCAGTGGTGCCTACAAACACCTAGCACAACGAAAGTTAATGGAAACTACATGTCGAAAGTTTGGCTACCAGGTGGGTGTCCACAATGGTCAAACTGTACAGCTGGCAACTTATCGAAACGATAAAGGACAGCCGGTAGCACAAAAGGTGCGAACTGTAGATAAGAAGTTTTCAATCGTCGGTGACGCAAAAGCTATGACACTATTTGGATCACACTTGTGGTCTAATGGTAAAAAGATTGTCGTCTGTGAAGGTGAGATAGACGCTATGTCAGTCTCCCAGGTACAGAACCATAAGTGGCCTACGGTCAGTCTGCCTAACGGAGCAGCAGCTGCTAAGAAAGCCATTATCAAGAATTATGACTACCTTACTAAGTTCGAAGAGATCATTTTGATGTTTGACGACGATAAGGCCGGTCGTAGTGCAGCGCTCGAGTGCGCTGAAGTGTTACCAGTTGGTCGTGTAAAAATAGCGAGTACGGCTCCCCACAAAGATCCAAACGAGGCTCTCGTGGCTGGTGACTATCAATCTGTCATACAAGCGATATTCCAGGCTAAAGAATATAGACCTGATGGTATCGTGACAGCGGTCGACGTCAGATCGTCCATTGGTGTCGCGGAAGCTGTCTCTGCGATTGTCTACCCGTACTCTAGGCTCAACGATATTACAAAGGGTCTTCGCTCGGGTAGTTTGGTCACTGTGGCAGCAGGGTCTGGCGTCGGCAAATCTACTTTCATTCGAGAGATAGCATATCGGTGCCACATGGACGGTCATAAGATCGGCATGATGATGCTCGAAGAGACTGTAAAGCGTACTGCTGAGGGTTTAGTAGGTATTCACCTCAACAAGAATATAACAGTAGATCCCGACACTAGTAATCGAGAAGAGATCTTAGCTTCTTTCGACGACCTAACGAAAGACCAACAGTTTTACCTGTTTGACCACTTTGGCTCCACCGACATGGAAACCATAGTTAGCCGCATTCGATACATGAACAAGGCGCTGGGTTGTCAGGTTATATTCTTGGATCACATATCGATGCTTGCCAGTGGATCTTTGTCTAACCAAATCACAGACGAACGAAGATACGTCGATCAGATAATGACGACGCTTCGAACACTAGTACAAGAGCTAGAGATTTGTCTTATCGTTGTGTCCCACTTAAGACGTCCACAAGGCGACAAAGGACACGAAGGTGGTGCATCAGTTTCACTGTCTCAGCTTCGTTCGTCACATTCGGTGGCGCAATTGTCAGACTTCTGCCTGGGCATCCAGGTCGACCCTGACAACCCCACCAGCGGCAAGCGATACCTAAGCATTCTTAAGAACCGACACACTGGCGAAGTAGGACCAGCTGGTGTCCTTAAGTACGACCGAAAAGCCGGTCGTTTACATGAAGTCGACGATGACTTCGAAGACCTGGAGTTCTGATATGGCAGTACGTCCATTTGACCAGTCTGAAAGAAATCGAGCAACAGAGAGAAGGAAAGCAAACATGACACCTAAACCTGAGAATTACCCCTGGCCCCTAACGATGAACGACTACCAGGCCGACATTGCTTCTACTATGATTTACAAGTGGAAGGTCATCTATCCAGCTCTTGGTTTAGCCAGTGAAGCCGGTGAGGTCTGCGATAAGATCAAGAAGATGATCAGAGACCAGGACATTAAGTTTGATGGCACTGAGCAGCTTACTGACAAACAAAGAGCTGACATTATCTTTGAGCTTGGTGATGTACTCTGGTACGTTGCTGCCCTTTCGAGAGACCTGGGTGTCTCCCTCAATGAGTTGGCTCACATGAACTTAGAGAAGCTGAAGATGCGCCAAGAGCGCAACCAGTTGTCAGGCTCAGGTGATAACCGATGAAATATGGCTCTGTTTGCTCAGGTGTGGAGGCAGCTACGTTAGCTTGGCATCACCTTGGATGGGAACCTCAGTGGTTCAGTGAAATTGAAAAGTTTCCATCCGATGTACTTAATTATCATTATCCAAACGTCCCAAACTTAGGGGATATGACTAACTATAAGGAATGGTCTAATGAACCAATTAAACTTCTCGTGGGTGGAACCCCCTGTCAATCATTTAGCGTCGCAGGTCTCCGCAAAGGACTTGATGACCCGCGTGGTAACCTCATGCTCACCTATCTTGGAATTGCTGACAGATATAAGCCCAAATGGATTGTCTGGGAAAATGTCCCCGGTGTCTTGTCAAGCAACAAAGGACGGGACTTTGGTACCTTCCTCGGGGCGTTGGTCACGCTCGGGTATGGGTTCGCCTACAGAGTGTTGGACGCTCAATACTTCGGAGTGGCCCAAAGACGCCGCCGTGTGTTTGTTGTCGGATACCTTGGAGACTGGAGACGTGCCGCAGCGGTACTTTTTGAGCGCGAAAGCCTGTCAGGGCCTTCTGCGCCGAGCCGAAAAGAGAGGGAAGAAGTTGCCAAATGCCTTACAAGTCGCGTTGGCCAGGCATACGATGCCCAAACAGAGCAGTTTGTAACAAAGTTTGTACCAGCCCACGAAAAGGTCGGAACACTTACCGCTAGCATGGGAACTGGCGGCCCAGCAATAGACAAGCCCTTAGTTTTTGGCGTACAGAATAGTTCTAAGCAAGGGTTAAGCGCATCAACAGAAGTATCGCCGACACCTGATACGAGCAAGACACCAGCCGTTAAACAAAACATGAAAGTACGAAGACTTACGCCCATAGAATGTGAGCGGCTGCAAGGCTTTCCAGATAACTTTACCCAAATACCCTACCGAAACAAAGACGCAGAACAATGCCCAGACTCACCTCGATACAAAGCTATCGGTAATTCAATGGCTGTGCCAGTGATGCGCTGGATTGGTGAGCGTATTGATTTGGTTGAGAAACTAACTGAATGACACGCTGGGTTTTTGATCTGGAGAGCGACGGACTACTACCCACATTATCAAAGATACACTGCTTAGTTTTAAGAGATGCAGATACCAATGAAGTACGAGCATATCACGGTAAAGACATTAGGGACGGACTGTTCCTACTGAGATATGCTGAGGAAGCTATCGGTCACAATATTATTTCTTTTGATATACCAGCAATCCAAAAGCTGTACCCTGACTTCGAGATATTCGGTCGAGTTACAGACACACTTATTATGTCCAGGCTAATCGCAACTACGTTGGCTGAAAAGGACACTATCAGATACCACAAAGATCGAGAGAGCTTCCCTCGACGCCTGGTAGGATCACATAGCCTTAAGGCTTGGGGTCTTAGACTTAAGAACCTTAAAGATGACTACGAAGGTGGCTGGTCAGAGTACTCCCAAGAAATGATGGACTACTGCATCCAGGACACCGGTGTGACATACGATCTCTATAAGAAACTTATGTCGGCTAACTTTAGTCAGCAGTCGATCGACCTAGAACATCTCATGGCTTCCATCTGCAATCGTATTGGTAACAACGGATGGACTTTTGACACGCACAAGGCCCAGGTCTTATACGGTAAGTTAGCCCAGCAGAGAGCCGAGATCGAGCATGGCCTCGAGGAACTGTTCGAACCCTGGGAAGTAACTGAGGTCTTTATACCTAAGCGTAACAATAAGACGCTCGGGTATATCAAAGATGAACCCTTCGAGAAAAAGAAGACGGTACACTTTAACCCCAGCAGCCGACGACACATTGAGCATTGTCTCCGGTCAAAGTACAATTGGAAACCTAAGAAGTTTACCGATGGTGGTCACGCTCAGATAGACGAAAGTGTCTTATCAAAGCTGGACTACCCAGAAGCTCAACACCTAGCTCGATACTTTATGTTACAGAAGCGTATCGGTCAGCTGTCAGAGGGCGCTCAGGGTTGGCTAAAGAAGGTCGATAGCGATGGACGCATTAGGCATACGATTGTGCCTGGTGGTACCGTCTCAGGACGTGCCAGCCACAGAAATCCAAACCTTTCCCAGGTACCAAAAGTTGGTCTTGAGTTCGGCAAAGAGTGCCGTGAGTTATTCACGGTTCCAGACGGCTGGCATCTAGTAGGAGCTGACTTAAGTGGCCTCGAGCTGAGGGCATTAGCAAACTACCTTAACGACGGTGGTGAGTATGCTAATCAGATACTCGAAGGTGATATCCATACCTACAACCAAAAGGCTGCTGGTCTGAAGACAAGAGACCAAGCTAAGACCTTTATTTACGCCACAATGTATGGCGGTGGTGATCAGATGATCGGTAAGATAGCCGGTGGCAATGCCAAGCTAGGCAAGCAGCTTAAGGCTGACTTTAACAAAAACATACCAGCCTTTGGTCAACTCCAAGAGAAACTAAAGAAAGCGCATGAGCGTGGTTACCTGGTCGGCCTTGATGGACGTAAGTTGTACGTCAGGTCGGAGCATAAGTTGCTCTCGCAACTGCTGCAATCAGCCGGTGCCATCATATGCAAACAATGGGTCGCGTTAGTCGACCAGCAAATCAACGAGCAGTACGGGTCTGAGCAGTGTTACATCGTAGGGTGGATACACGACGAGATCCAAGTTGCTTGCAAAAGTGAGGACATTGGAAATGGCGTCGGTAATATCGCTACAGGAATGGCGAGAAAAGCAGGAGAAACTCTCAAAGTTAAAATCCCCATCGGAGCAGAGTATTCCCTGGGAAGAACTTGGGCTAGTACGCACTGAAGTCAGTGAGCAGCTCGAGAGTTTTATGTCTACCTACATTACACTCGATCGAGCCTGGAGAAACCCTTTCAAGGTTAAATCCAAGTTTGCTCGAGAGGGAGCTTTCTACGTCGCACTGTGCGCCTCAGAAACCTTCATAACCACAAACATAGCTGAAGACACCTGGGGTGACCGATGGGCCATCACCGAGGTTGGAATGGAAGCAAAGAGAGAGTTAGATTATGTACTTAAAGAAATTATTGGGAGCGGCACCAAGCCCCCAGGCGGTGTTACTAATTGATGGTGACTTGTACCTGTATCGAGCTTGTGCAGCAGCCGAAGAGGAAATCGATTGGGGTGACGACATTTGGTCACTGATGACTGATCTCAAGGAAGCTAAAAAGATCTTCCAAACGTTTATCGATCAAATCTGTGATGAGCTAGATAGTGGTAACTTTATCATTGCCCTGTCTGACAAATCAAACTTCAGACATGAGATCGAACCCACATACAAAGGTGGTCGTAAGAAGGTCAGAAAGCCTGTCGGTTATAAGGCCATGAAGGACTGGATCAAGGACACCTACCGGTGGGTTCAGACACCTATGCTAGAAGCCGATGACATCCTGGGCATATGTGGGTCTGCACCTGGTCATAATGTGATCATGGTCAGTGACGACAAGGATCTGAAGTCAATACCAGGTAAACTGTACAGACCTATGTCTCTGGAGTTCCTGGAGACGTCGGTAGCTGAGGCTGACAGGTTTTTCCTTAAACAAGCGTTAATGGGTGATGTCACGGACGGTTACTCTGGATGTCCAGGTGTCGGAGAAAAGACAGCTGAAAAGATCTTAGGTAGCCGTCCTGATTGGTCACTGGTCACCAAGGCTTATGCAGCCAAATCACTGTCTCGAGATCACGCCTTGGTACAGGCACGTCTAGCCAGAATACTTCGGTGGGACGATTGGGACGAAAAGAAACAACTTATTAAACTGTGGGAGCCAAGAGCATGACAGCTATGGAAAAGTATATTCTCGATAACTGGAGTAGCTACGTTAAGACGTGCAAGGCCGAAGATAAACGTATGTTTAGATACACTGAAGGTAAGCGAAACAGCTGGGTACAGGATGCCCAGGCCCGAGCTACTTTCTGGGGCAACAAAGCAAACCTCTCACGACGACAGAGAGTTGATCGAATGGTCAAGATGCACCAAAAAGGTATGGGTGTAGTTTCTATTGCCAAGGCTATGAGTAGTTACCCTCAGAGCGTCCGTAAATCTTTGATGCGTCGGGGGTATACAGGCAATGAGTAAAGAAGATCCAAAGGACGTCGTGTATCGCCCAGATCACTACGCCCAGTACACCATCGAGCCCATCGTTTTCATCATGCAAAACCATCTGCCTTTCCACGTCGGAAACATAGTTAAGTACGTGATGAGAGCTGGCTCAAAGATCTATGAAAATCAAACGTCAATCGAGTCGGAGATAACCGACCTAAAGAAAGCCATCCGCTACTGCGAGATGCGTATCAACTTACTCGAAGGAAAAGACCCAAATGATGTATAATACCGTTGCTCTCCCCACTGACTACCAATCATTCATTCACGCTTCACGCTACGCTCGTTGGAAACCTGAGCTAGGCCGACGTGAGACCTGGAACGAAACTGTCGACCGATACATAGGTAACGTAGTAGCACCAGCGCTGCACAAGGCTAACGTGCCTTATGAGAACTTAGTTGAGATACAAAACGAACTTCGGGAAGCAATCTTATTACACGACGTGTTACCTTCGATGCGCTGCTTGATGACAGCTGGCCCAGCTCTCGACCGAGATAATACAGCTGGCTACAACTGTAGTTACACCCCAGTAGACGACAGACGTGTCTTCGATGAGGTTCTATATATTCTTATGTGTGGCACCGGTGTCGGTTACTCAGTCGAAAAGAAGTACACCAGCTTTCTACCACCAGTGCCTGACTTTCTACTTGAGAAAGATCTGACCATTGGTGTCGAGGACAGCAAAGAGGGGTGGGCAGATGCTTACCGTCAGCTAATCGAAGAGCTTTATACCGGATGCATTCCACAGTGGGATGTGTCAAAAGTTCGACCAGCTGGTGCTAAACTGGAGACCTTCGGTGGTCGTGCTTCTGGCCCAGATCCATTAGTAGATCTATTTGAGCATACAATAGACATCTTTATAGCAGCTGCTGGACGACAGCTAAAACCAATCGAAGTGCATTCGATCATGTGCAAGATAGGTGAAGTCGTTGTCGTTGGTGGTGTCAGACGCAGTGCCATGATTAGCCTAAGCGACCTGGACGACCAGGAGATGCGTGATGCTAAGGCTGGTGAGTGGTGGGAAGACAACCCACACTATGCCCTGGCAAACAACAGTGTCGCCTACGAGAGTAAGCCTACAGCCGTAGACTTTATGGGCGAGTGGATCTCCCTGGCATCTAGTGGATCTGGTGAACGTGGGATCTTTAACAGAGAAGCTGCTCGATCCAAATGTGAAGCTGAAGGCATTCGAGATCCTGACTGGGAGTTTGGGACTAACCCATGCAGCGAAATCGTACTCCGAGGGGCGCAAACCAAGCGAGTTTATGACCTGACAAACGAGGAGTGGGACACAGAGATTATACCAGGAACTGGTGGTCAGTTCTGCAACCTCAGTACCGTCGTAGTTAGAGCGCAAGATACAGCTAAAGATCTACGTCGTAAGATACGTCTAGCGACGATCCTAGGCACCATACAGGCTACCCTAACCAACTTCCCATATCTCAGGTCAAACTGGCAGAGAAACACTGCTGAGGAAGCTCTCCTGGGTGTCTCTATGACAGGCATTATGGACAACTTATTGACGTCCGGTGGTCATTCACTATCGATGCTATCCAACACACTGCGAGAGCTGCGTAAGGAAGCTGAGGAGACCAACAAAGAGTGGGCCTACAAGCTAGGTATCAACCCAGCAGCAGCTGTAACTTGCGTCAAGCCAGAAGGAACTTCCAGCCAACTTACAGACAGTGCAAGTGGGATACACCCGAGACACTCAGAGTATTACATTCGAACCGTGAGAGCTGACATCAAAGACCCCATCACAAGCTTCATGATGAACCAAAAGATACCTAACGAGCCATGTGTCATGAAACCTGAGTCAACTGTTGTCTTTAGTTTCCCACAAGCAGCTCCAGACAATGCAATCACACGTCACGACATGAGCGCTATCGATCAGCTAGAGCTATGGCTCATCTACCAGCGCGACTTCTGCTCACACAAGCCATCGATCACGGTGTCTGTAGCTGACGAAGAGTGGCCTGAAGTTGGTGCCTGGGTCTACAAGCACTTCGACGAAATGAGTGGTGTGTCGTTCTTACCTAAGTTCGAACACACGTATCAACAAGCGCCTTATCAGGATTGCACCCAAGAGGAATACGAAATGATGTTATCTACGATGCCAGCGTTTATCGACTGGGATGGCCTGAGTATGTTTGAAGATCCAACTGTGGACAGTACACATGCATCACAGACATTGGCTTGCACCGGTGACGTGTGTGAGATTGTCGACATCGAGGCAGCAGCCTAGGGCTGTCAAAATCCCAACTCGCGTTTTCTCAGGAGTAGGGTTGGGATTATAAACACATGATTACCTATTATACGGCGTTGGTCTTCAGTTACTATCTCGATAGTCGGGAAGTAACTGTCACCATGCTGCTCAAGAGCATGGAGCAATGCCAGCAAACCCTCGAGGCTACCAATGACCTCTATAATTACATTGGTGACAACGTGTCAGGATACGACCAACTGATGTACTGTGAGCCTACTGAGTGGGCTAGCAGTGCCGTCCCCAGACCCAAGATCAGACCCTTCTAACACTACGTAAAACTTGTAATTACCACAGTTAGGCTTAAGTTTCTATTTGGTACAAGTCTAGAGGGGATGACTTACAGATATGAACAAACTAAATGATAACCAACAGTACAAGAGCATGGAGCAATATACATTAGAAGAAACAAAACAGCTTTTACTGAGAGATTGGGCAAAGAAAAACATCAGTATAGAGATTGCTATAACGGAAGGTTCTAGGGTCATCCATGATCCCGAAGAAAGAAAGATAGCACATTATAGTCTGTCGTCTGTAAACCGACGTAAATTCTTAATGCACGTCATACGTGCTACTTATGAAAATACAGATGTAACGGTCAGCCAACTTACCAAGCTACTAGGTATCACCAGGAACTCTGTTGAGGCTATAGTTAAACAATGCACTGAAGCTGGTTGGATAAAGGTCAGAAGATGTTCCAAGAATTATAAGCGATTAACTGCAGCTGATAACTTATTGAATTGCTATCAAAACTACAGTTACTGGCTATGGCAGCAAGTACACACTAGTGGTCTTAGAGACCTTAGCACTAAGATTGGTGAGATTGATAATATGATTAATCAAATGCCTAGTAAGTAAACACTAGGTACCAAATTATTACCTGTTGTTTACTAATTCTGTTTTGTTAAACTAATGATACTAAAGAGGGTCATGGGCGAGACACTCGTTATAAAAATGAGGTCTACTACCCACGACCGTAGTACCATCGCAAAACAGTACTGAAGTGTACCTAAGCATGAATATGTCGGAAACAATAGCTAAATATATCTGTTCCCTACGTGTTCTGCTTAAGTACACAACGGTTCTCATTGGCTATCGATCTGTGTTTTTTTTACTTTAGTGGGTCGGTGTACCCCCTTACGTATGTATACACGTATGGTGTCACTGCCATCGAATATACTTCTCCTTGTGTATCACAACTTACAGCCCTCTTATGTTGTCTTGAGTTTCCTCTCCCTGTCTCAAGTCACACCAATGGTTGTCGGTTGTGATACCCTAGTTTCTATCTCAAGTGGACATAAGACACATGCTAAAGACAACATTCAGTATGCAACTTGAGTTGCCCCAGGTTGGCTACTGGTTAAAGACCGAAGACATCTTAGGACAACCCAAGACAACACAAGACAACGACAAGGATAAACACAAGACAACTGATGATGACCTTAGTGGACATTAGTGGACTTAGGTGTGACGTCCCCATTCTCTCTTTAAAGAAATAGACCCTCGCCAGACAAAAGTCACATTAAGATATTCAAATGTTTGAATGTCAAACTAATGTCTATCGATAGAACAACAGATATATTATCTGGTGTTACCATAAGTTATTGATTGCATTGGATATCCATCGAATAACCTAATCAATGTCTAATCAATGACCTAGATTTGGTACCATACTCGATCGATCGAACCCCCCTGGTCTAATCTAATCAATCGATTTCAAAAGACCGTTAAAGGGTTGTCGTTGTTGTTGTTGTTAGACCTCTTTCGTTACAACCCCAGCCCCACAAAAAGAACCCCTAAGAAGGAACCCCGACATGGCCTTAGAGTCCGGAACCTACATAAACAGTTTGAACGCAAACAACCCAGCGTCCACTGATGGTCTAGGCCAAGCCGACGACCACTTCCGTCTCATCAAGAGTACTATCCTAAGTACCTTCCCATCTGTAGACGCAGCCGTAACAACCACCGAAGATGAACTCAATGTCCTCGACGGTAGTGCCACTACGCCAGCTGCAGTTACCCTGGTTGATGCTGATGGTGTCGTCGTCAACGACGGTGGTGTCATGAAGCAAACGACCGTCGCTGCCTTCAAGACAGCTATGAGCATACCCCAGACACTGCTAGACCTCGGTATATCTGACGGTGCAGCCAACACATTTCTTAAGACTGACGGCTCCGGTAACTTTTCCTTTGATACACCCCCAGTGGTTACCGGCATGTCTTATAACACCGGCAATGGTGTCTTAACTGCTACCAGGGGTGGTGGCTTAAGTAACGTCACCGCTACCATACCAACGCACCCATCCATTAGTGCAGCTAGTAGTGTCAACAACAGCGGTAACACTGTTATCCAGGACATAACTGTAGACGGCAATGGTCACGTCACCGGTATTGGGTCTGCCAGCATGGGTGGTATAGGAGTACCAAAAGCTGTAATTGCAGGAAGAACAAGCGGAACTACATCTGTTACCAATGTTTTAAATGGTGATATTTTAGTCGTTTGGTTAGCAGATTTAGCAACAAGCAATTCAAGTGAATTTGTTCAGATTTGGGATCAATCGGGGTGGGTAGGATTTAACCCAAGTAGTACAATGTTAGCTAGTTCATCAAGTGCCTTACGATGGGAAAACACGACAGGATCAACTAAAGCCGTTTATGTGCGTGGTGGTCTTTCAAGCAGTGGCAGTGCTGGGCGTTTAATGCCGTTTCATTATTAAGGACCAAATATGCAAAATTTACCCCTTCGT